CGACTCGCTCCCGCCGATCTTGCAGCAGACCGTGATCGCGGCGGGCCAGGCGACGGCGTCCGCGCTCAACATCGGGATCGGGTTCAACGTGACGAATCCGCGGGTCGCCGCCTGGGCGCAGAACCATGGCGTCGCGCTGGTGGTCGAAGTGTCGTCGAGCCAGCGGGAGGCGCTGCGTGCCGCGATCGTGCAGTCGATCGAGGCAGGGCTCCAGGTGAATCAGACCGCGAAGATGGTGCTCGACGCCGGGCTCGGGTTGACGCAGCGCCAGGTCAACGCGGTGCATGCGTATCGGCGTGAGCTGCTCGACGAGGGCCGGCCGGAGGATCAGGTCCAACGCATGACCGACAAGTACGCGCGCCGCACGCTGCGCAAGCGCGCGGAGTTGATCGGGCGCACGGAGTCGATCGCGGCCGCGAATCAGGGGCAGCGGGAACAGTGGGTGCAGGCGCGTGAGGAAGGCTCGATCGACGAGACGGCGCGGCGGAAGTGGCTCGTTACCGATGACGATCGCCTCGACGAGGAGATCTGCTTGCCGATGGCGGAGCATGCGCTCGTCGGGCTCGATGAGCCGTTCACGCTGCCCGATGGGACAGCCGTCATGACGCCGCCGGCACATCCGGCGTGTCGGTGCACGACGACCCTGGTGCTGAAGGGCTGATGGTCGACCGTCCGTGGATCCGACAGATCGAGTCGAAAGCGATACGAAAGCTCTGTCATCCGAAGCGGACGAAAGTGATGCGTCCCTTCATCGACGCGCACTGGACCCCTGTCCGGAGCCTCGCCTGATGGCGACTTCCGTTACCCCGATCCCTCTCGACGTGCTCCAGCACATCAAGCTCCTGATCGACGGCGGCTGGACGGGGCAGATCGCGATTAACTTCAGAGACGGCGCATACATGGGCCACGACCTGAAGGCACATTTCTCGGCCGAGACACAAGCCGTGGTGTTACCGACTGGGGAAAATACTTGCAATTCTTCCCGAGGTCGTGTTACCGGGTAGAGCCATTGAAGTAACGACCTGACGGGCGACCGGACACAAGCCGAGCCCCCGGGGCCAGAAGCAACGGCCCCGGGGGCTTTTTGTTTGTCCAGTCGCCGGCACCCGAGGGGCGATGCGACTGAAGCTGAACCGGACGGCGGGCCCGCTGGAGTCCTTCGCGGCGAAGTTCGCGACCTCCGACGTGAACCTCGAAGCCGGCTCGTTCAAGGGCATGGCGTCGGTGTTCGGGTCGGTCGTCGACGCGTGGGTGCCGACGATCATCGAGCGCGGCGCGTTCGCCAAGACGCTGCTCGAAGATCGCGGTCGCGTCAAGGTGCTCTGGCAGCACGAGACCTCGAAGCCGATCGGCGTTCCGACCGAGATGGTCGAGACGTACGAGGGGCTCGCGGTCACCGCGAAGATCAGCCAGACGGCGCTCGGCAAGGACGCGCTCACGCTGTTGCGGGACGGCGTGATCGACGAGCTGTCGATCGGGTTCGATCCCGTGCGCACCGAAGAGCGCACGAACGAAGAGAACCGGCCGGTCACGCGGCACATCTTCGAGGCGAAGCTCTGGGAGTTCAGCCTCGTCACCTTCGCCGCGGATCCGATGGCGAAGATCCAGGCGGTTCACGCCGCCGCTCGCCGTGCGATCGAGAGCGGACAGCTCGACACCTTCCTCCGCTCTGTCCTCGACGCCACCGATCCGGACACGACGTCGCTCGCCTTCTCGGCGTGCGCCGCGCTGCTCCGTGAGGCGCACGAGGGGAAGGTGCTCAGCGGCCGGAATCGCGGGCTGGTGAGCGACGCGATCACCGCGCTCCAGGCGTTGCTCGACGCCGCGGAGCCGAAGTCGAAACCGGACTCGGAAGACGTGCAGACGCGCGCCGACGTCGACGCTCACGAGCAGCGGCTCATCGCCGCGAGCGTCGCTTCCAAGCTGCGCACTTTGGCCCTCGACCAGCTCGGGGCGTACGCCCTCACGCCGTAACCCGGGAAGGGAGACGACAGCGATGCTCGACAGCAAGATTCGTGAGAAGCGCGACGCCTACGGGAAAGCGATCTTCGATGCCCGGGAGACGGGCAAGCAGATCGCCGAGAAGCAGGAGAAGGGCGAGGACGTCCGGGAGCTGTCGGCGAAGTTCGACAAGCAGTACGCCGACGCTGAGAAGCTGCGCGGCGACCTCGATCGCCTGGAGCGCGAGCTGAAGCTGGAGTCGTTCGGCCGCGAGCTGACGGAGCCGGTCAGCGGTGTGCAGGCGAGGACTGCGGCGGCGCCGAAGCCGGACACTCGGGAGCAGTACAAGGCGGCGCACAAGCTCGGGTTCATCGCCTACGTCAAGCACGGTCTCGGTGCCGCGCAAGAGGCGATGCGCGAGCTGCTGGCGAGCCTCGGCCCGCAAGAGCAGCACGCGCTTCTCGGTACCCAGGGCGACCTCGGTGGGTTCCTCGTACCCGAGGACTTCCGGTCCGAGGTGATCCGCGATCTCGCGGGCTTCACCGTCGTGCGCAACCTGGCGCGCGTGATCCCGACCGGGTCGAGCGTGCTGGTCTTTCCGTCGATCCAGTCGGCGACGAACAACGCCGACATCTACGGCACCGGCTTCGTCGGGTCGTGGAAGCCGGAAGGGTACGTCACTGGTGGTACCGCGCCAACGGTGCAGAACCAGCCGAAGTTCGGCCAGGAGCGCATCCCGGTGCACTCGTGGCAGCCCGACGCGATCGAGCTGACTCAAGAGCTGCTGAACGACTCGGCGGCACCGCTGGACTCGATCCTCGCCGAGATCATCGCGGAGACTCGCGGGCTCGACGAAGACGCGGCGTTCCTGCTCGGCTCCGGTGTGGGCCAGCCGCTCGGCGTGCTGCACGCCAGCGCCGGCATCACGACGGTGAAGACGGGCAGCGCGACCGCGCTGACGTACGACGGTCTCGTCGACCTGACGTACAGCCTGCCGGCGCAGTACCGCCAGCGCGCGACGTACGTGATGTCGAGCCTCGGGTACGCCGGGATCCTGAAGCTGAAGGACAACCAGAGCTACCCGATCATCCCGCCGAATAGCACCCCCGACACGCTCTGGGGCCGGCCGGTTCGCTACAGCGAGTTCGTCGCCGATCCGGGTTCGGCCACGCTGCCGATCATCTTCGGCGACTGGCGGTACTACGGCATCGCCGATCGCCAGGATCTCCGCGTGCAGCGGCTCAACGAGCGCTTCGCGCCGAACATCGGGCTTCTGCCGCACGCGCGACTGGGCGGACAGCCGCTCCGCAAGGCGGCGTTCCGCGTCCAGAAGTGCGAGGTCTGAGCCGCACGACGGGAACGAGCGAGGACTTCACGGCGCGCGGGTAGGCGCGAAGGGAGAGATGACATGAGTGCAGTGCCGGACCTCAAGAACAGGCTGAAGCTGGTCAATCTGCGGGGCCCGAACGCCTCGACGACCGGTACCACGGCGGTCGCGTCGGCGATTCTCGACCGCGCCGGCTACGAGGCGGTGCTGCTCGTGCTGCACACGGGCCAGCTCGACGACGCCGACGCGACGTTCGCCGTCACCCTGGAGCACGGCGACGATCCGGCGCTCTCCGACACGGCGGCGCCGGGCGCGAACGACCTGATCGGGACGCTCGCGGCCGACATGAATCACCTCTTCTCGGACGACAACAAGCTGCGGGCGATCGGCTACAAGGGATCGAAGCGGTACGTCCGGATGACGTGGACGCCGTCGGCCAACAGCGCCGCGGCGGCGTTCGGGATGTTCGCCATCCTGGGCAACGCCAGGACGCTCCCGGCGGCCTGATGTCTCGTCACCATCGGTACCGGGAGACGGCGGTTGTCGTGCCGTCCGTCTCCGCGGTGCCGGCTCCTCAGCTCTCGCCTGCGGTTGCGCCGTCGGAAGCACCGGCGGCGGGCCCGGGCGAGAGTCTGCTCGCGCACGCGAAGCGGTGTTCGCGCTGCGGAGTGCGTTTCCTGGTGCCGTCGAACCTCGATCAGCACATCCGAGCCGAGCATGCCGTCGCCGGTTGACCTGATCGACCTCGACTACGCCCAGGTGCACCTCGGCCAGTCGAACCTGTCCGTCGAGGATCAGCGACGGCTGGAGAACATGATCACCGGCGCGTCGTTCGCCATCGAGGGCTTCTGTCAGAACGCCTTGATGCAGCGGACCTTCACCGAG